CGGATCCTGTATACACCGTCCCAGACGCTTTTTCTTGGCTTCTGGGGAGCCAGTCCCAGGCATGGCCTGGGACCACTGCTGCTGATTGGTGGAGCGCTGCTCAATCAGCGCACATATCGCATCCTGGGCACGTTGCAGGGTATCGCGGCGCAAGAAGGGGAAGCGCTCTTTCAGGAGCTGGACGAACTTGATAGCGTCGATCTGGGCGGCTTCTTCTTGTTTCACAGCTTCAGGAAGCCGCCTACTGCCGTTTCAGACTACGATCAAATGCCCAAACGGCAAAAATGCCGTTCAGAACACTGTCAACATCAAGTTGTCCAGTACTGAACACGACCAGTCAACCTACCCCTACACAACCTCACCCCACCCTGGCCGTCATCCGTTAAGCTGAATTACGGTGCCGTGCGCCGTGCTTTTTTTTGCCGCCTGAGTCCGTATTCGGGTTCAGTTTCGGGCAAAGGGAAGCAAGTCTGCGCGCATGGCCGAGGGGCTGAGATGCCTGGAATTGCAATTTTAGGGGCGCAGTGGGGCGACGAGGGCAAGGGAAAGATCACCGATTTCCTGGCCCCTCAGGCGGAGTTCGTGGTGCGCTTTCAGGGCGGCGCGAATGCCGGGCATACCGTGACCGCCAAGGGGCAGACCTTCAAGCTGAACCTGCTGCCCAGCGGCGTGCTGCATCCCGGCGCGGTCAGCATCCTGGGTGACGGCATGGTCATCGACGCCGACAAGTTTCTGGAAGAACGCCAGAACCTGATGAATGCGGGCATCGACCCGGAACTGCGGATCAGTGACCGCGCCCATCTGGTGTTGCCGCACCACAAATACGTGGATGGGCGCAAGGATTTCGTGGGCACCACCGGGCGCGGCATCGGCCCGGCCTACGCGGACCGCGCCCGGCGCGTGGGCCTGCGCTTCGGCGATCTGGCCGACGACGTGGTGCTGCGCGAACGCCTGGAACGCCTGCTGGAAGCCAAGCCCAACAGCACCCATGACGCGGGCTGGACTTCGGTGGAGGTGGCCCTGGACGCCCTGGCCCCCACCCGCGAGGCGCTGCTGCCCTTCGTGCAGGACACTGGGGCGCAACTGCGGCAGGCCATCACCGAGGGCCGCAACGTGCTGTTCGAGGGCGCGCAGGCCACCCTGCTGGACCTGAACTACGGCACTTACCCCTTCGTGACCAGCAGCCACCCCACCGTGGGCGGCATCCTGGTGGGCGCGGGCGTCAACCACAAAGCGCTGAACAAGGTCTACGGCGTTGCCAAGGCGTTTAACACCCGCGTCGGTCATGGTCCTTTCGTCACGGAAGTGCTGGACGATGAAGGCATCCTGCGCCTGCGCGGCGATGGCAGCAAGCCCTGGGACGAGTACGGCACCACCACCGGACGCCCCCGCCGTGTGGGCTGGCTGGATCTGGCACTGCTGAAATACGCCGTGGACGTGAACGGTCTGGACGGTCTGGTCATCAACAAGATGGACATTCTGGCGGGCCTGGACAGCATTCCCGTCTGCACGGCCTACGACGCGGACGGCCAGCCCGTCTACAAGAACATGACCGGCTGGGCCACCACCGACGGCGCAGACAGCCGCGACAGCCTGCCCAGAGAGGCCCAGGCATACCTTGATCTGATCGAGGAAACTGTGAATTGCCCCGTGGTGATCTTCTCCTGCGGCCCGGCCCGTGAGCAGACCTATGGAGCCGTCACCTGGGGCTGAACAGGGTTTTGAGGGGAGAGGGGCTGGGAGGTTACTTCCCGGTCCCTTTTTCCTCTTCCAGCACCCGTTTCAGCAACACCGGATCGTCGGTCAGAATCCCGTCCACGCCCATCCCGATCAGGCGGCGCATGGTGGCCTCGTCGTTGATGGTCCAGACCTGCACGGACACGCCCCGGCGGTGCATGGCCTTCACGAAGGACGGCGTGACCACCGTGATGCCGCCGCCTTTCATCGGCACCTGCGCTGACTTTCCGGGTACGGGGGCCAGTCCGCTCAACCCGATCTTGCTCAGCAGCACCAGCGGGCGCAATTCCTTCTCGGTCATGCTGGTCAGCACTTCGGGGCACTCGGCGCGGAAATCGCCCATCGCCACGTCGCTGAAGCTGGAGATCACCACGCGCTCTGTGGCCCCGGCGTCCCGCAGCGCCTTACAGAAAGGGACGCCCAGGCTCGGTGTGACCTGCTTAATTTCTATGGACAGCGGCAGATTGGGGAATTCCGTCAGCATCTCCGACAGCGTGGCGACGCGCACGCCCTGGCCCCGGAACGGAAAGGTCTGGCCGCCGTCAGGGGAGAGGGTGTAGCCCGCGTCCGCCGCCTGAACTTCAGCGAGCGTCATGTCCGCGATTCTCCCCTTCGTATCGGTCAGGCGGTCCAGTGTGATGTCGTGCGCCAGAACCAGCACACCGTCTTTCGTGGCGTGCATGTCGGTGTCCAGCATATCCACGCCCAGCGCGGCAGAGTTGCGAAAGGCCAGCATGGTGTTGCTGGGCCATAGCAGTTCGCCGCCCTGGTGGGACACATTCCAGACCCGTCCGGTGATCAGGGGATTGGGCTGCCCCCCCTGTGTCTGTGCCGGGCCGCCGCCGCAGGCTCCCAGCCCAACCAGCAGCCCCAGCGTCAGCAAGCCCGCTCCTGCCCAGCCACGTTTGTTCATGCCCGTATTTTAACGGGCTGCCGGATGCTGCGCCCCAGTTTACAGTCTTCAAAAGGCGTGCTAACATTCTGTGCGCTGGAGAGGACCGTTTTGCAAGGAACATGCCCTGCCAGATTGCGGCGCTGTAGCCAAGTGGTAAGGCAGAGGTTTGCAAAACCTCCACCACCGGTTCGAGTCCGGTCAGCGCCTCCAAACCGCACACCCATTCCATACCTTTTGTATAGATCCGTAGCTCAGGGGTAGAGCACTACATTGACACTGTAGGGGTCAGCAGTTCAAATCTGCTCGGGTCTACCAAACAAATCCGCTCCCAGAGCGGGTTTTTCTTTTTGCCCCACCAGCTCAGTTTTGGACCAACAGCAACCTGAATAGCAACTGGTGTATTTCAGGGGGCCAAAGGATCTGCCGCGTGCGGGTCACGGCTCACCAGTTGAGTCAGGCTCAGGGCCGCCCGGTCCCGCTGTTCCTCGAACACATGACCGTAAATATCCAGGCTGATGCTCGCGCGGCTGTGGCCCAGCCGGTCCGCCAGCACCTTCGGGTCCAGGCCCTGATAGATCGCCAGACTGGCGTAGGTGTGCCGGATGTCATGCAGGCGAATCCGCCGGACGCTGTGGGTCTCCAGCAGCGCGTACCAGTCCCGCAGTAGGTTGCGCGGATGGTAAACCGTGCCCAGCGAGGTGGGAAAGACCAGGCCGTGATCGCGCCAGTCCTCGCCCGCCGCGTCCCGTTCACGCGCCTGCCGGTCCCGGTGCAGGCGCAGCGCTTCCAGCGTGTCTGGCGAGAGCGGTACCCGGCGGCGACTGGCCTTCGTCTTCGGGGTGGTCATCGTGGCGATGTTGCCCACCAGCACGCAGCTCTGCTGGACATGGATCACGCCGCGCACGATGTCAGACCAGCGCAGGCCGCACAGCTCGCCACGCCGCAGCCCAGTGGTCAGCGCGAGATAGACCAGGCCGTACAGCCGGTGGCCCAGTACCGCCTCGATTAGACCCTGCACCTCGGAAGGTTCCCAGACCGTGAACTCTCGCGTGGGGATCTTGACCCGCTTCACCGCCTCGGCAGGGTTGCGGTAGATCAGGCCCAGGTGCAGGGCGTGGCGCAGTGCGGTGCCCAGCAGGGTCACGGCCCCGGACACCGTGGCAGGGGAGAGGTTGGGAGGCGGTGGCGCGTCTGGTTCGCGCTTCTGACTGCCCACATGGCGCGGCGTGTTCAGGAGATGGGTCTGCCACTGCTGGATGTCCAGCGGCGTCAGCTTTTGCAGGTGTTTGCTGCCTAGGTGAGGCGCGACATACAGCCGGATCAGGTTGTCGCGGCGGTGGCGGGTACTCGGCTTCAGGTCTGCCGCCGTGTCGCGCACCCAGGTGTCCAGAAATTCAGAGACGGTCATGCGGCTCGGATCGCTCAGGGCGTTCTCGTCACGCAGGCGCAGCAGCACGCGCAGCTTTTCCTTGACTTCCTTCTGGGTGTCGCCGCGCACTGTTTTGCGCTTGGCGCGGCCCAGGCCGTCCACCCGCACCGTGATGCTGGCCCGCCAGGAGCCGTCGGCGATCTTGAAAATGCTTCCCTCTCCGTTGCTGCGTTTCTTAGCCATGGCTGCTGCCCGGTTGTCTGATGGCAGATGACAGCAGACCCAACCCGCCCTTCATGGGGGTCTTGTCAAGAATGACAGGTGTTGCATATATTGTTGACGTTGCAGGGAGATCGTGGGTAGCCCTTTTGCTGCCCCTACCCATCCGGGTACTCCTTGCCCTTTTTATTGACCGGACACCGCTGTTGGCGTATCATAATTACGACAGGCCCCCGTTCTCGGACGGGGGTTTGTACGTTTTTGGCATGGCCTTGAGGATTGAGAAGCTGAGATAGTCCATCGCCTCAATCACATGAAAATCGTTGGCCTTGCGGAAATTGTCAAACATCCCAGTCATGAATTCCGATTCACGCGTTGCCTGAAACCATCCGGGCATTGTCGTCGGCGCACCGAATGGCAGCACGTACTCGTCATGCCATTCTTCCAGCTTTGGCCGCCGTTTCGGCGGGACGTGCAACTGGTCAGCCTCAAGCCCCACAGTAATAAAACCAGCGATATCTGGGACGGCGAGCATGGTATTGAACCGTCCATCACGGTAAATCGGGGCTTCAAGCAGCCGCTTGAGCATGCCGTGATGACGCAACACGCGGTAGACGTTCAGCTTTTCCAGGCTTTCATAACCCTGTTGCTGGTCCAGGAAGACCATTCCATAAGCGTCTAACTCCTGAAGGCTGAGGTCAATTTCCCAGAGCAGGCGTGGCAGCGTCGCGTCATACAGCGGAGCGGGAAAGAAATTTGGGCCTTTGGTCTGGCAGGTGCGCTGTTCATGTACGTTGGCATACTCGCCTGTGGAATGCCGAACCGCTTGCCCTGCCCGTATCATCGGCTTGTCCATAATGATGTGTCGGTGCAGCACCTCAGCGTGCCGCATCGCCTCAAGAATCCGCTCAATCCAGGCAAACGTCTGATCAATGCTGATTTGGCGGTAGACCTTCCCTTTGCGCTGATACAGATCAACCATATGCACACGCTCAGGCGGGGGCAAGTCATAAGCGCGGGCCAACGCCTGCACTTCCCGCATCACTTCCATGATTTCGCGTTCCAGATAATTCCATCCCCCAGACTGCGTCGCCACAAACGAAGCATGAAGACTGAACAGTGGCTGATCAGGATCATCAAGACGGTCCCCAGTATTGCCGTAGTCGTCTACATAAATGAGATACATCAGTCCCGCCCCCGGTACTTGGTGGGCGTCCAGTGCCGTCCGTCCAGGCTGTAGGCGTACACGCGCCCCAGGTTGCGCACACTGCGGTCCAGAGGCGTGGGCGGGTACCGGGCGTTGTCGCTGTACATCGCGGGGCGGCCCTGGTGCAGGTCCAGCCGCTTGACCACCAGAGAACCGTCTTCCACCTGGAAGGCATAGACATGGCCCCGGTCCGTCATCACGTCGCGCGCGTCCACCAGCACGAAGCACCCGGCCACGATCCCCGCCCCGTCTTTCAGCGTCATGCTGTCGCCTTCCACCTGGGCTGCGAACATTCCGAAGCGACGAAAGGGGGCCGGAATCGGCAAGCGTTCAGAACGCCGGAAGGGGTCAGGATCGGCTGGACTTCCCGCACTGATGAAACCCAGCACGGCGGCTTTGTGTGGAACAGAACGGCGAGGCAAAAAATAGGACTGGGACACAGGGCAGCTCCTTAATTCAGGTCAGGGGAATAGTCGGTGGTCACGGCCATGACCTGCCCGATCACCTGGGCTTCGCTGGCGGGAATGTCCTCATACACGCGGTTCTCGGCGCGGAACACTGCGCCCAGCCGCGTGGTGGAGTAGAGACGAACGTGGACGCCTTCGCCGTCGGCAATGACGTACACCAGTCCTTCTTGCAATTCGGTCCGGTCCAGATCCACGTGCAGGCTGGAGCCGGGCCGGATGCTGGCCTGAGAGGTGCCCTGCATCTCATCGGTGTCCGCCCGGAGCAGCAGCGGGCGCGAGACGCCAGGGGTCACCATCTCGTGATCGACGGCGGGGCCAGGGTTGGCCGGTGAGAGGGCAGCGCTCAGTGGGTAAACGTCTGCGCTGCCTTCACCCACCAGCGTCGCCTCGGCCATGCCAAGGTCGATACCGGTAGCGCGCTGCATCTCCGCAAGTGACCAAGAGAGGGCGCGGGCGAGATTCATTAGCTTCTGGTGGGTCAGAGTCGGCAGCGGACGTGCGCCGCGTTCGATTTCTGAGTAGTAGGACTGCGACATATCCGCCTTCTCAGCCATCAGCTCCTGAGACATCTGGAGGCGTGTACGGCGCAGCTCAACGGCAATAGCCCATTCTGGCTTCTGCTTTGGGGTAGGTCTGCGTGTCGTCATAGTCATTGCCGTTACCATCATGGTGGTACTACGCAGATGGTATGAGTGTGGTTCCCAATATCCAAACGGCATGACGCTAAGAGGGCTTGACAGCTACCATTATGATGGTAGGATATTGGCATGACGCAGACAACGTTCGGAGTGTGGCTGGCCGAAGCCCGGAGTGGCAAGGGCTGGTCGCAAGAGCGGTTAGCCGCTGAAACCGAAGGAGAGGTCAGCGTCAAGACTATCTCTGCCATTGAGCAGGGCAGAATCCTAGACCCTCGGATGTCCACAGCCGATAAGCTGTGTACCGCACTGGGCCGCTCTTTTTTTGGCGAGTCTAAGCGTTATAACGCTGAAACCGCTCTGGAGGTATCCGCATGAATCGCCGTGCTTACCCCTACGACGAGGCCGCTGAGCAATTGGGCGTCAGTAAGGACGTGATCCGGCAACTGGTAGCGGACGGCGAATTGCTGGCCTTCACCGTCACTTCCAACCCCGACGCCCGCAGCAAGCGCATCAGCGGCAACGAACTGGACCGCTTCATCGCCATGCGCGAGGAAGCCCAGCGCCAGAAGTACGGCTCCACCACCCTCGGCAACACGGCGCAAACCCGCGCCTGAAGGCAATACGAAAAGGCCGCGCCTGATCCGCGCGGCCACCTACAAAGGAGATTTCCTGTGACCATTCTAGCACCCGATCCCCGCCGCATCTTTGACCGCTTCATGGCCAGCCTGGCCACCGCCCACACCACCGCCCGCGTCCAGCAGCGCCCCTTCAACCCGCTGGAACCGCAGAAAGTCATCACGTTTGCCGGCGAAGACTACGCCGTGGAATGGCGGGGGCGCTTCGGCACCAGCAAGACCGAACCTATCGACTTCACCGTCACCCGCCGCCACACGGGCCGCGCTTACGAATTCGCCCTGATCCGCAGCGAGCGCCGCAGTAAGACCACGGGCCGCGCCACGGTGCGCTACAGCCTGACCGGACAGGGGAGTTGGACCACGCTGGACGAAACGGTGGCCGGACTGGTGGCCCTGGCCGCGCCCAAGCTGGCCGGACTGAACGTCTACAACCCCGTGACCGGCCCGGCGCTGCTGCCCGTGCGGATTGGAAGTGCGGCATGATCCGCTTTCCCGCCCGCTCTCGCCTCGTCCGCCTGCGCCGCCTGCACACGCTGGCGCTGGCTTCCGAACTGTCGGCTGACCCCTGCACCCCTGAACGCCGCACCCGTGCCCGCCGGGCAGACCGGATCGCCCGCGCCTGCCGAATGGAACTGAACAGTATGGGGGTGGCCGCGTGAAGGGCTACCAGCGCTGGTTCATCCTCGCTGCCCTGCTGTGGGCGCTGGCCTCTCTGGCAGGCCCATCCGTGCTGGGGGTTGCCCTGGCCTGCGCCGGACTGCCCTTCATCATCCGGGGCCTGAAGGCCGAGCGGGCGGCAGGCGTGCTGGTCCGGTGGACGACATGACCACCCGCCGTCTCCCCGCCATCGGATCGGGATACCACCCCTCCGCCTACTGCCCGAACTGCCACGCCCCGTACCGTCTGGAGCTGCCTGTCTGCCCGGAGTGCCAGCACCTGCACAGCCTGCGGCCCACGCAGATCAGCCCAGAAGCCATTGAGCTTCATGACATGGGCCGCTGCGGCGTGCTGGTGGTCAGGCGGCGCAGCACTGGGCAGGTGCTGGAAGACCACAGCCGGAGGTGGAATCTGCCTCGCAACGAACTGGCTGCCGAGCTGAACGAATGCCGCAACTTCTGGGTTGAGAAGGCCGCAGCGCTGGGGCCGGATCACCCGGACCATGCCGACTGCTTGAGCCTGATTAAGGGCATGGAAAGCGTGCGCGTGCAGGTGCGGGAGTTGGGGCTGTGATGGCTTACCTGTTCGCCCTGAGCCTGAGCGGCATGGCCTTGTTGGCCGCCCTGCTGTACCTGAAATGCCTGGACCACGCCGAAACGCGCCGCGCCTTGGATATGGCGATGGAGCTGGAACAGCAGGAGCGCCAGCGCCGTCAGGTGGCTGAACACGTCCTGGCCAAGATCAACCGCCAGCATCTGCCGCCCTCGCTGGATGTGCTGGGACGGACCACCTACGAGCTGCACGAACTGTGAGCGGCCCCTCGCCCTAACCCGCCCTTCGCCGCCCACTCGCCCAGCCCTTTCTTTGGAGGTTCCACCCATGACCGCATCCAAGCTCACCCACGACACCATCGGCAACCTGCAAGCCGGGGCCATCGGCTACGCGATTGACCGCGCCATCGGCGAAGCCATGCACGACTGCGAACGCCGCCCCGGCCTCGACAAGCCCCGCACCGTGACCATCAAGCTCACCCTCAAGCCCGCCCAGGTCAAGGGCCTGGACAACGCCGCCAGCGACACGCTCAACACCATCGGTATCGCCGCCCAGGTGGCCGTCAGCACGCCCGCCCGCTCTGCCGGAGCCGAGTTCCTGAATGTCTCGCCCGGCGTCAACGAAGACGGCGAGCCGGAAATCCACGCCGTCTTCGCGCAGGAAGGGCTGTTCGTGACCCGGAAGGAAGGAAACTAAGATGACGAACCTCGATGCCGGTGCCATCCGTGAAATTGAACGCCTGACCCATGACGCTGAACCCATCGTGACTGCCGCCGCCGAGGGCCAGGGCGTGTACTTCACCCGCAACCCGGACGGCGGCCTGGTCAAGCACCGCGCGCCGCTGGACTTCCAGAACGTGCAGGTCTTTGACCTCGACAGCCTGACCCGCGCCGCCAGTGAGGGCGTGGAAGACGGTCACGCGCACACCCTGTATGTCCACGACAACGGCGTGACGCTGGTGCAGGAAACCGATGTGGAGCGCTGGACTGCCACGTTGCCCCTGCCGACGCACCCCGCCTTCAAGCTGCTCAGCGACTGGCAGCAGACGACGCCCATGACGCAGCGCGAGCTGGTGCGCGTGTTGCGGACCCAGCTCAGCTACTACGTGGACGCTACGGTGATTCCCACCTTCTCCAGTCTGCGGATGACCAGCAGCAGCGACGGCACCAGCAGCGTCACGCCCAGCTCGCAGGGGCTGGACCGCCGCATCGTCAAGAAAGTGGAAGCCGAGCAGGGCCGCGACGTTCCCGAGTACATCGTGTTCACCCCACCTGTGTACGACATCCCTGAAGACCGGGATGAGGAGTACGCCGTGAAGGTCTATGTCGAGTTTGACCACGACAAAGAGCGCTTCCTGCTGCTGTCGGTGCATGACGATCTGCGCAAAGCCCGCGAGAAGGCAGTGGCGAAGATCATTGCCAGTCTTCGTAACACTTTTGACGGTGCATTGACTGTTCTGTACGGCCAGCCTAAGTAAATGAAGCTGCGCTGACCTCCATCCAGGTCAGCGCATTCGTTCTTTTGTTCCGAGGATTCCATTATGACACTGACCCCCGCCAATCCCAACACCAGCGTTTTCGAGTCCATCCGCCGCGCTCGCCCGGACGGCAGCGAGTTCTGGAGCGCCCGCGACTTGCAGGCCGTTCTCGGTTACGACACCTGGCGCAACTTCACCGAGAGCATGGAACGCGCCCGCGCCGCCTGCGACAACAGTGGGCAGGACAGCCGGGATCACTTTGTCGGAGCCAGCAAGATGATCGAGGCGGGCAAAGGGGCAACCCGCGATGTGCTGGATCATCATCTGACCCGTTACGCCTGCTACCTGACTGCGATGAACGGCGATCCCCGGAAGGCTGAGATCGCTGCCGCTCAGACCTACTTCACGGTCCAGACCCGCCGCGCCGAGCTGGCCACGCCCGCGCTGCCTGCTTCGCCCCTGACACTGGCCCGCCAGATGCTGGAGTCGCTGGAAGCGCAGGAAACCCGCGTGTCGGCCATCGAGTACCGGCTGGACACCGCGCCGATCACCAGCGAGAAGGTGGGCACCATTTACAAGCTGGGGCAGCAGCTCGGGCAGGTCATGGGCGATTACCGGCGGGCGTGGCGGCTGTTCAAGGACCGCTTCGGTCTGGCCAGCTACCGTGACCTGCCCAGCAACCAGTACGAGGAAGGCGTGCGCTTCCTGCGCCTGCAAATTCGTGCCTACACGGGGAACGCCTTGCTGGGAGACGCGGAGTCATGACCGCTCAGATTCGTGGTCTGACCCTGCGCCACCCCTGGCCGCAGATGTTCCTGCTGGACGATGGACCCAAGCGCCTGGAGAACCGCGACTGGACCCCGCCCAAAGCGATGGTGGGGCAGCTCCTGGCCCTGCATGGTGGCGCGCTGCCCAAATCCGGCGAGCGAAAGTACCTGGACGAGATTCAGGCCGCCCTGCGCTGGGTGGGCGAGGTCTTTGAAGATCCAGACGCGGGCGTGGGCTTCAGCGATGAAGAGCTGCTGAACTTCTGCACGCCTGGCATCTTCGGTGTGGCCCGGCTGGTGGACGTGGTGACCACCAGCGACGATCCGTGGTTTGTCGGCGACTTCGGCTGGGTGCTGGCGGACTTCGTGCCGATTGACCCGCCTGTGGCGGACCGCAGCCCCAGCCATCAGGGCCTGTGGCAGATCGAGCCGAACACTCTGATCACTCTGCGCGAGCGATACAAAGCAGCATACAAAGCAGCACAGACGCCAGCCCCCCAGCCGATCACCGAACCGGCCTCGGACATCCTGGCCCGCGTGGCGCGTCGGCAGCCGCTGAACGAGGGGGACCGCGCCCAGGTGATCGCGCTGATCCAGCAGGACCTGATGCACGTCACCCCGGAGTTTGACCGCAAGGATGTCTGCCCTTACCGCCTGACGGTGGCTGGGCAGACCGCGGTGCGGACGGGGCAGGTGGGCCCGTGAGCAGGAACACCGCGATGGACCTGGTGTTGCAGTTCATGGGCCGCCAGAACACCATCCCCACCCCTGTCCCCTTCATCCGCATTCTGGGGGACCACACCGCCGCCGCGTTCCTGGCGCAGTGCCTGTACTGGGGAGACCGCACCACGAACCCGGAGGGCTGGTTCCACAAGACCCACGAGGAGTGGCATGACGAGCTGGTGTTGACCCCGGATCAGGTGCGCCGCTGCGTCCGCACCTGCGGGGCGATGGTGCAGGTCAAGCGGGCTGGAATTCCAGCCCGCAACCACTACCGGGCCAACCGTGAAGAGGTGGGGGCTGCCCTGGAACGCCTGGCGATTGAAAGCCAGAACGCGACAGCAAGATATGGGGAAACCCAACAACTGGAAACGGACAAACCCCACGGCAGTACGCGGACAAACCCCACAGCTAGTCGCACGGCGGACCCCACAACTAAGTCAGAACCTACTTCAGAACCTACACAGAACCTACAAAAAGAAAAGGCTCATCCTGCGTTCCGGGGAGCTGCGATCAGAAGCAAGGTTAACATCGGCTCCAACAGCGAAAAACCACGACAACGGATGTTGTGCATCGCTTGAAAGAAGGCGAGATAGAGGGGCAACCACCTCTGCGAAATCCCTCTGTGGGGCCGTAACCACGAGCGGAGCAAGCTCCACACGCCTTCTATGGTGTTGACGTGAACTTCGTTCACGCCATCACCGTCGTCATCGCGGGCGAATTCGCCGCGACCGTGGTTCACGGTGACATGCGTAAATCCCCAGCCAGGCAACCGGGCATAGATCGCGTACTCATCAGTATTGACCACGCTGCCTGTCTGGATGGCGGTCAAGATGTGGGGCCGAATGGTGTGCTGCTGAACGTTGGCGCAGAGCTGGAGAACGAGTTGCCCACCTCGCTCAATCATGCCTAGGACTGGTGGCTTGTCGGACGCGGCAGTGCCGCGTCCTCGCTTGCCCTTCAAACGTCGTCTGCGGCCAGGCCGAGATTTTTTTTCACCAGATCGCTTTGTCCCTTATGGCCCGCCACCAGATACACCTCGTCGATCTCGACCGTGCCGGCGAGGGTGGGCGTGGTGGAGGCGTCCACCACGCCTTGCCGGAGACTTCGGGTCATGTTCTGAGCATCATCTTCGTTCAGGCCGAGTTCATGCGCAATCTGGCGGTTGCTCAGATTGAGGCCCATCAGATAGAGGCAGGCCACCCACTGCCGGAGGGGTTGGTGGTGGCCGGCAAAGACCGTACCAGTCAAGTCATCGAACTTCCGCTGGCAATTCAGACAGCGATATCGCTGTCTGAACCGCTGGGTGTCATCCCGGCCTTGTTTGACGACATGCCGTGCGTGGCAGTGCGGGCATGTCACGCCACCGGGCCAACGGAGTTCCCGCACGACTTCGAAGCATTTTTCATCGTCCAGGAGCTGAATCAAACTCAGCATGCCGACAGTTTACCAGAGCGTTCTCAGCTCCCTGGAATCCAGGAAGAGCCAAAGAAAAAACACTCGTCGCTGACGCGACGGTGAGCGCCCTTCAGACCGGTACCCCAGATGTAGACCCGCAAACCAACGCCCCAGGTGTGTCTCAGGTTCCCGGTTCACCCGGTCAGCAGGCGAACGCCCAGAGCGATCACGCCACGTCCCCCGAAAATGTTCCGGGCGGCGCGGCGGGGCCTGTGGAAAAACTTGTGGATAACTCCCGGCCAGCCGTCCGGCAGACCGCCTACGTGCAGATCATCGCCGCCTGGAACGCCCACTGCGCGCCGTTGCCACAGGTGGAAACCGTCAACGACGGGCGCAAGAAGTCCGTCCGCAAGCTGCTGACTGATTGCGGCGAGGATGTGGAAAAAGCGGTGCAGACCGTGACCGACGCTGCCCGTGACGTGGCCCGTGACCCCTTCTGGCTGGAGCGCCGCTACGGCTTCGACAACCTGGTGCCCGGCAAGGTCTTCGCCCGTGCCGAGGCGTGGCGGTCCCGCTCCCCAGACGCCATTCCTGACCTCGCTGCCCCGACGCTCAGCATGGCCGAACTGATGGCCGCCGCCCCCCTGAATCCCCTGCCCGGAGGCCGCAAATGACTGCAACCACCCCCGCCATGACCCCCGAACTGGCCGAGGCCGCCCACGGCTACCTGGACCAGGCCCGCGCCAATGCCCGCGCTCAGACCCCCACCCGCCGGGAACCCACCAGTCTGGACAAGGTGCTGGGCAAACTGGCCGCCTCGGGAAGCCGCGCCCCGGTCCTGCCCACCAGCGCCGATCTGGACCGCTGGAAGACAGACCCCGCCCTGCTGACCGACGAACAGCACGCCCGTTCCTGCGCTGCTGGGATGATTGAAGTCGAGACCGAACCGGGCCACAGCGTTGCAGCCCCCTGCCCCCGCTGCGCCGCCGCCCGCCGGGAAGTGACCTTGCGCGAACGGTTGACCGCTGCTGGCATCGCCGCCCGCTATCTGGATCTGGAGTGGGCCGGACTGGACACCACGCTGGCCCCCTTCCCGCGCCTCGAGCGGGCCACCGCAAATATCGGCGAGATCATCACTGGAAACGACAGCCTGGTGCTGACTGGACCTCCTGGCAGCGGGAAAACGCAGGTGGCCGTGCTGGCTGCCAAGGCGGCGCTGGCCGTCAACTTCAGCGCCTTGGTGGTCAATCTGGGCCGTCTGGCGCTGGACGTGCGCGAGAGTTACCAGGGCAGCGGCGCAGGCATCACCGAGCGGGCGGCGCTGGAACTGATGATCCGCCCCGATCTGCTGGTTCTCGATGACCTGGGCGCAGGCGAGACCGATACCGCCACTGTGGAACGCCGCCTGCTGTACCTGGCGCTGGAGGACCGGCAGAACGCCCGCAAGCCGTGCATCGTGACCACGAACCTGACTGCCGCCGAACTGGCCAAGCATCTGGGCGCACGCAACCTGGGCCGCCTGCAACCGCTGGAGATCATCCAGATGGACCACGGGCGCAACTTCCGGGTGAGCGGCGAAAAGAGCCGGTGGTGAGGATGAAGCAAAAGCACCCCACCCCCTACGCGCCCCTGTTCCCCTACCTGGGTCTGACCGCTGGGGCCGTGATCGCCGAGGGCGAGCTGGTCATCGACAACTTCGCGGGCGGCGGCGGCGCGTCCACCGGGCTGGAGCAGGCGCTGGGCCGCCCGGTGGACATCGCCATCAACCACGACGAAGAAGCCATTGCCATGCACCGCATCAACCACCCGCACACGCAGCACTTCTGCGAATCGGTGTGGGAGGTGGACCCCCGGCAGGTCACGGCGGGCCGTAAGGTGGCGCTGGCGTGGTTCTCGCCGGACTGCAAGCACTTCTCCAAGGCCAAGGGCGGCAAGCCGGTCAACAAGGAAGTCCGGGGCCTCGCGTGGGTGGCGCTGCGCTGGGCGGCCACCGTGCAGCCGCGCGTGATCGTGGTTGAAAATGTGGAGGAATTCAAGACCTGGGGGCCGCTGGGCGACGATGGCCGCCCTTGCCCCCAGCAGAGCGGGCGCACCTTCCGCAGTTGGGTGAACGCCCTGACCCGCCAGGGCTATCAGGTGCAGTGGCGCGAGCTGCGGGCCTACGAGTACGGCGCACCCACCTCCCGCAAGCGGCTGTTCATCGTGGCCCGACGTGACGGCCAGCCGATCACCTGGCCAGAAGTCAGCCACGGCAAGCCCACTGATCCGCGCGTGGTGTCCGGGGAGCTGTCGCCCTGGCTGACCGCCGCGCAGTGCATCGACTGGGCCATCTCCTGCCCCTCGATCTTTACCCGCAAGAAGCCTCTCGTGGTGGCGACGAATCGCCGGATCGCCCAAGGCATCCTGCGCTACACCTTGCAGGCCGCGCGCCCCTTCGTGGTCACCTGCAACCATCAGGGCGACGGCTTCCGGGGCCAGGGCTTAGACGAACCCATGAAGACCCTGACCGCAGCGCATGACGCACATGGCCTGGTGGCCGCCCAGGTGGTCCGCCACAACCATGGCCAGAAGCCCGCCGACGCGGTAGACGAACCCGCCCGCACCGTGACCACCCAGCACAACCACCTGAATCTGGTCACGGCGGCGCTGGCCCCCCGGTACAGCGAACGGGAAGGCCAGGCCCCACGCGCCCAGGCGGTGGACGTGCCCAGCCCCACGGTCACCACAGACGGCAACGGCACAAGGTTGGCGGTCTGCCAGCTCACCACCTTCTACGGCGAGAAGAAGCAGGGCGAGACGCGCGGCTCTGAGATCGGCTCACCCATCAAGACCCAGACCAGCGGCGGCAACCGCCACGCCCTGACGGCGGCCACCATCGTCAAGATCGACAACCAGCGGTCCCGCTGTACCTACCCGGTAGATGCGCCCACGTCCACCCTGGTCACGAAGGCCAGCAAGGCGCTGGCGACGGCCCAGCTCGTCCGGCAGAACGGGGGCCACTGCCAGCCCCAGACCGCGCCGTACCCGGCAGACGGTCCCGTCAAGACGATCACCAGCCAGGGCAAGCCGCATGACGTGCTGACCGCTCAGCTTGTTCAGTACAACGGCACGGCCACCGCGCAGCATGTGGGGAAGCCCGCCCAGGCGCTGTCCACCGTGGAACGTTTCGCCCTGACCACCGCGCAGATCGTGCGCCAGTTCGGCACCGGTACCGCAGTTCCTGCCGATGCTCCGATTCCCACCATCATGACCACGGGCGGCGGTAAATCGCTGGCCCTGACTGCTGTGGGCCGCAGCGGACTGACCCAGCAGGAACTGGAGCGGGCCTGGGAGGTCTACGCCTTCCTGACCGAACACCTGGGCGCGCAGCTCGAACCCCACGCCGATCATGGCCGCCAGCTCGTGCTGGTGCAGGTGGACGGCGAGACCTACGTGATCACCGACATCGGCATGCGGATGCTCGAACCCCGCGAGCTGTACCGGGCGCAGGGCTTCCCCGAGACCTACCGCATTGACTTTCTGCGTAACGGCAAGCCCCTGCCCAAGCGGGCGCAGGTGAAGATGTGCGGGAACGCGGTACCGCCTCCCTTTAGCCGGGCCATCGCGCTGGCGAACCTGAGTGTGGCCATGCAAGAGGCGGCGGACTGATATGCCGCCCCTCACTGAGGCAGAGACTGAGGCGCAGATCAGCGACATCTTGATCCGCCATAACTGGTACCCAGTCAAAACGGACGCCGCTATGGTCATCCGTGGCCGTGGCCGTGTTCCGCGTTCCCACATCCCGCAGGGCTTTCCCGACATGACGTACCTGCTGGCCCTGCCCGGCACGCCGCTGTGCCTGGCCGCCCTGGTGGAGACCAAGACCGTGACTGGCAAGCTCAGCGACGCCCAGGTGGAGAAGCACGCCGAACTGCGGGACCTGTACGGCATCCGCGTCCACGTCCTGCGCGATCCGGCCCAGGCGCTGGCGCTGGTGACTGAAGCGCGGCGGATTGTCGGCCTGCTGCATGATCGCCTCGCACGGCAGGGGGGGAAGGCGTGAGGTCAGAGCAGACGAAATCTGCCGTGTCCTACGCGTTCCAAGTCGTTGTATTTCCCAGCCTTTGGGCCGACGGCGTTGCTGCACATCTCGGTGGCCACATGACGGCGGATGGTGGTGTCCAGATGATGGGTGCCGCGTTCGCGCATGGCGGCGACGATCTCGTGGGCCGTAAAGGTCCCGTCGGTGCGCTCTCGGCTCAACCTGCGAGCGACAGCGAGAATTTCATCACGGCAAATCATGGTTCAATTTTGCATTGGCAGGCGGGGAGAGTCAGTGTGACCCTGCAAGTTCGCCAGGGCAAACGCTATGAGCGCCAGCGGGCGAAGGCATGACCCGTTCTGACGCCGTGCTCGCCATCATCTGCGCTGGCCCAGACCGGAGCTGGACCCCGGCGCAGGTCAGCGCCGCCCTGGGCTGGCCGCCTGAATTTGCCCGCAATGCCATGAAGTTTCTGTACGTCCAGGGGGAGTTGCTGCGGAGTGAGCCGGGCTGTTACCACCTGCCCACCTGGACCCCGCCCACGTCGGGTACTTGTAAGCCGCGCCCCTCCCGCGCTGGTCAGGGGATCTCGACTCTGCCGCGTGATCTGCCGCCTCTGACTCCGCCTGCCCATCCGCCAGATCCCGCTCTGATGGTGCTGGTGATCAACACCCTGCATGCCCACGGGAGGCCTATGAGCCAGACCATGCTGATCAACCGACTGAGCGGGTGCGGCCTGAAGCTGGCTGCCCTGCAAGCCATCCTGGCCGCGCTGGAACTGGCCGGGGAAGTCCAGCGCACTCCGGAGCGCCTGCACGAGTTGACCTCGCAGGTTACCCAGTGACCACAACCACCCGTACCCGCCAGCCCAACCCACCCCAGCAGGCCCGCGCCCTGGCCGAGCTGCGCCCCAGGACCCCGGACGGGTACGCGGCCACCCGCCGTGCGCTGCTGATCCTGGCCCAGTCCGCCAAGCAAGAAGATCGGTCCATCTATGCCGGAGTGGTGCAGGTCATGGTCGACGTGCGTGCCGCCGTGGCTACTGAACTGGCCCAGACCGCAAAAGCCACCATGAGGGACAAACGCAACCCGCCGGGCAATGATCCCTTGACCCGCTGGTATGCCGGACAACTAGGGGAGGCCACGCCCGCGTCCAGTCCCACCCAGCAGCAGCGTGAACTCTCCCAGCGCCAGAACGCCGTGACCGGTCAGCTCCGTCAGCGTGACGCCGCCCGCATGGCGGCCAACGCCCTGGCCCACGCGCTGTGGGCGGTGCATCAGGGAGAGCGGGACTGGACGCCTCTCGCCACGAAGCCCAGCATCTTGCAGGCCCAGGCCCCGACAGGTCAGCCCAGTGGCAGTGTGTCCGGCCCGTCCTACCTGGAAGTCACAGTGCCCGGTTCGGAATTTGGCCCGTCCCAGACCTTGCGCCTGTTCCGGGTGGATTACGAGCGGCTGCTGGCACTGTGGGGCTATGACCGGGTGGCCCGTGCATCCCGCCTGCGCCAGAAACTGCGGGGAGCGGGTTCGCCGCCGGATGATGTGGAGGCACTGTTTACCCTGGCCCTGGACGGCTCGACAGCGCCCAATCTGGCCCACGCGTGGCATGGCTACGTGACCGGTACCCGTCTGGGTGACGTGTTCTCAGCCCACAGCAGCGGCACAGTGCAACTGGCCCCCCGGCGCAACGGCGATCTGCGGCAAGCCGTGATGGAGTTGCACGCCCAGTGTCAGCAGGTTGAATTCTGCACTGGTGGGCAGGTATGCTAAGAGAGTCCAAGACGTGTTTATCCGCCGCCCTCCGGGGCGTTTTTTTATGGCGAGGACGAACGTCATATCCCTGTGACAGTTGGCGGGCTAGGCTTCGTTCATCCCGAAAGCAAGACCTGCCCGTGTGCGGCAGGAATACCGCCCCTCCTAAGCGAGGGGCTTTTTCGTTTCTGGGGGTGGTAGCGTGTCCAAGCGAATGCAGCGCATCCGCCGGGCCAAAGCTCTGGCCAAGACCTCGCAACCGGCTGACCCACTGCCTGAGCCAGCGTGGACCCGTCCGCTGGTGGGCGACTCGTTCTACCTGCACGAGCTGGGTTTGAGCCGCGAGTGCTTTGGCGACTGTCCGGCGTGGGTGGACTTGCCGCCAGTTATTCGGAGAGCTAGACCGTGACAGGTTGCTCAGGCTGCGGGAGAGACGATGCCAACCCGCTCGTTTTTCCTCAGCGCCCGCGCCCGATGCACGCCCATCTCCGCGAGATTGTTTGCGGACGACTCATCGTTCGCGGCTTCGACGAAACCACTCCAGTCCGTCATCTGACCGTCGAACTTCAGGCCGTAGCGGACCTCAATGCCGAGCCTGGGTTCGAGCTTCAAGACGATTGGTAAATTTCTGCGCTCCCTGATGATCTCTATTTCGTATTCCAGATAAGAAAATCTGCGGAATGAAGTTTTGCTCATAACTCCAGGCTAATCAGCAGGGATTGCGTCCACGTCACAACTTCGCCCTCTAAGGGAACCATGAAGTGCGTGTGAGGCACGCGGCCCACCATCTGCGCTGCCTGGCCTGCATTCATGGCTTCCCCTTCCCGTCACCAGGCCCCTAAAAATCGGGGCAAGTGGTGCGTCTGAATCCATGTGAGGAGGTGACCCCGCCGATGCCCGACAAGCAAACCCGCAAGAAGCCCGCGCAGAAGCGGGGCAAGAAGGCCCGCAAGCTGGCCGCGCCCAAAGGTGGAGAGCGGCCTGTCACCGAAATGCAGAAACGCTTCTGCGAACACCTGGCGCAGGGTCACAGCCAGACCGAGGCATTAAGGCTGGCTGGGAGCAAAGCCAAGGCCCCAGAAGTGACTGCTTCCAGGTGGCTAAGGTTGGCTAAGGTCACCGCGTACCTCCAGTCCCTGCCGCAGCATCAGCAGCAGGAGACCGAGCGCCAGGACCGCATCGCCACCGCCCAGGAGCGCCAGCAGATCCTGACCACCATCCTGCGCGGCCAGGATCAGGCCAACTTCGTGACGGGGATCGGCCTGATTGCAGGCAAGCCCACCCACACCGACAAGCTGCGCGCTGCCGACATGCTCGCCAAGATGAACGGGGAATACACGCTGAACATCAACATGAAGGTCACCCAGTACGCCAAGGACTGGCTCGAGGACCTGTTCACCATCCTGGAAGAGTTCGTCAGTCCTGAAACCGTGGACGCTATCGCGGCCCGCATTCGGACGTTCAACCCATGACGGCCCTCACCCTGGAAGGCCGCAACAGCCGCCGCATCGGCATGATCATGGGCGCAGAGGAACAATCCGGCGTCGATGTGCGTGAAGCCGCCCGCACCGCCCGTGCCCGCAACATGACCCGCTACCAGCGCGATCTGCTGGGCTACTCCGAACGGGAGTGCGGCTTCACGCCCTGGGCCGGTGTGGAAGAAGATGAGGGCCAACTGGAGTTCTTTCAGGCCGTGCAGCAGAGCGTGATCGATCAGCTCGACGGCCAGCCCGCCATCCACGAATTCAGCATCAAGTCCTGCCACGGCGTCGGCAAAACCAAGGGCTGCTCCATCCTGGTCAACTGGTTCTTCGATGCCTTCCCGCAGAGCATCACGATCACCAGCGCGCCCAGCGACGATCAGGTGCGGACCCTGCTGTGGAAAGACATCCGCAGCAGCCGCCCGCTGTGGGGCAAACGCCATCTGAAACCCGCCGATCCGTTCATGACACGCGGGGACGGCTGGTTCGCGATGGGCCGGGTGACTAACGATGCAGGTGGCACCGGCACGGCCCGCTTTCACGGTCAGCATGCCAAGTTCATGCTGTTCGTCTTCGACGAGGCGGACGGCGTCCCGGAGTTCGCTTACGGCGCGGTGGACGGCATGATGACGAACCTCGGCCCCGGCATGGTGCTGATCTTCATCCGCATCGGCAACCCGGCGACCCGTACCAGCGAGTTCCACAAACGCCACACCGCTGCTGGCGTTCACAGCATCAACTTCGACGCGCTGCGCTTCCCGAACGTCTACCACGACGCCCCTTCCCTGGTTCCCGGCGGGACCACCCGCGACTGGGTGAGCAAGATGGTCCGCCGTCACTGCGAGGTGGTCCAGCAGGCGGACGAGGAGGCCCAGACCTTCACGCTGACCTGGGAGACGGAGGACAAGCACGGCAGCCCCGCGCCTGCTGGAACGAACCTGAAGCCCAACGGTGAGTTTCTGTTCCGCGTGCGCGGGAAGACGCCCAAGAACGAAACGCTGGAAAGCTTCATCAGCGAGGGCCGCTACGAAGCTGCCTGTGAGCGCGACATCACGCCGATGCTGACGCAGGCGGACATCCACTTCGCGGCCATCGCGGCAGACATGGCCCGCTACGGTTCGGACGGCGGCACCGTCTACCTGAATCACCGCCTGACCCTGAGCCGGGAAGCGGTGGTGCAGGGCCAGGACACGGCGGGTTACGTGGTCCGTATCGAGGCCGCAATCCAGAAGGCGATCTGGCAGGGCGCGAAGCAGATTCAGTTGCGGGTGGACAACACCGGCGGCTGGGGCATCGGCGTTATCGATTACTTCAAGGAACTGACCTATCCCGGCGTGGCCTTCGAGGTGATCGAGGTGGGCTTCGGTGAGGTGGCCACCGATCCCACCAGTTACTACAACCTCAGCACCGAGCTGTACGCCGAGGCCGACGCGGTGCTGGCCCGCACCCGGATCGCCACGCCCAGTGACGAGCTGCGTGATGACCTCACGGACCGGCGGCTGTACTACCGGCACGGGCGGGACAAGCGGTACGTGCAGAAAGCCGAGGAGAAGGATGACTTCAAGAAGCGCCACAAGCGCAGTCCAGATGACGGGGACGGCGCGGTGATGGCCCTGGCTCCGGCCCGGCTGTTCGAGCCGCAGGCCGTGTTCGTCGAGGAGCCGCGAGGCTGGGGAGGGTGGACCGGATGAATAAACTGATCACGCTCAACCTGCTGACGGCCTCGCTGAACCAATTGAGCGAGGCCGCTTCCGTGACCCTGCCCGAGACTGCCCGACAGGCCCGCAACATGTATGACGGCCACCATCTGGGCGAACCCCTGGGCGCTGGCGCGGGCATGAACTTCGCTTACTGGCGCGGCCCGATGGTGCGGATGCCAGAAGGCGCAACCGAACAGCAGCAGCGCGCCGCCCAGTCCATGGTGACCGACTTCCAGAACGCCCTGACCCGATCCTTTACCAGCACCAACTTCGTCCGGGAAACCCTGACCCGCGAGATCGCGAGCTGCACCGCTAAGATGAACTGGACGCTGATCGACACCGGAGAGCAGGCCACCCTGCCCCCGGACGGCGAGCGGACGCTTCTGGAAGGCGAGGCGGACATCCTCATCAGCGCCTGGTGGCGCACCGCCCGCAAGCATCCCGAGAAGGCCATCCGGCAGGCCCTGACCTTTGCCCGGCGCGAAGGCCGCAGCGTCCTGCGCTTCCGCGTGGCGGCTGGTGCTTATGCCAAGGGGGAAGACGGCAGGCTGCGCGTCAAGACCCAGGACATGGCGCAGATCGCCCGCTTCATCCGCCTGGAATGCGTCCCGGCACCGGAACGCGTGGCCGTCTGGGAGAACGCCGATACCTTTGAAGCCAGCGCGGTCTACGTCTACCAGGACGGCAAGGGCACCGACAGCGCCGAGACCTGCCACATCGAGGAAGGTAAAACCCTGCTGCGGCTGCACAAGGCCGGAGGCGAGGCCGCCACCATCCTGGATCTGGACCTGGGCGGGCGAATCCTGTACCTGGAACTGAAGACGGACCCCGCGATCACCGCCCAGTTCCTCCAGAACCAGATGGCCTACAACACGGCCAGCACCATGATTCTGCGGAACACCGAACTGGCGGGGTTTCTGGAACGCTGGGGCATCAACATCGAGCCGCCTTACGAGCTGGTGGACGATCCAGGAACCCCTGGCCAGAAGATGAAGCGCTACTCCTCGGCACGCCCAGGCGCGGGCACGATGATGACCTGGCAGCAGAGCACCATCAAGACCCGCGACGCACGCGGCGGCCTCATCAACGAGCAGCCGCTGGGCAGTGCCCAGTACGGACGGTTCGAGCCGAGTCCACCCGACTCCCTGATCAGCGCCACCACGCACAACATGCTGAACATGTATAGCGAGGTGGATCAGAGTTACGTCCTGATGGGCAAGGACGCCACGGCGTCAGGCCGCAGCCGGGAAGTGGCGATCAGCGACTTCGACAACATCCGGCAGCCCACCATCGATCTGGCCGAGGCCACCATCGGCGAGGTCTGCGAGGTCTTCCTGGCCCTGGTCAGTGCGCTGGCGGGTCAGGCTGGCCACTTCGATTCCATCCAGGTGGAAGGTGAGGTCAAGAGCCGGATCGTGCCGCCCAGCCCGCTGGACCGTCAGGCGGACCGGGAGGACGTGAAGGTAGGCGTGATCAGCAAGCACACGGCCCGTCAGCGCCAGGGCATCGACGATCCCGAACAGGAGGACGCGCAGATCGAGCGGGAAGGACAGGCCGCATTGCCAGCACCGGGCGAGAACATTCCACCCAAGGAAGACCCTCCGAAAGTGGAACCGCCGAAGGTAGACCCGCCGCCTGATCCGAAGCCGCCCGCCCGCAAGGGGCGGAAGAAGTGATGAGGCGCGCCCCCATCAAACTGAAGGCCGGCGAGCTGGTGCTGCTGCGCTGGGAAGACAGCGCGACCGAGGTGGCCAGCACCAACTGGATGCCGGCCAAGAAGCTGCGGGATGCGCTGCGCTCTGAACACCCGGTGGCGTTGTGTTACTCCACCGGCTTCGTGGTGGCCACCAATCGGCGCTGTGTCTCTCTGGCGCAGAGCGTGTCGGAGGGTGGCAGCGTGTGCCATGTCCTGCATGTCCCCTGGTCAGCGGTGCGGTGGCTCAAACACTTGAAGGAACCGAAGGGCAGGGTGAGGCCGTGATGCTGGAGCACCGCCAGCAGATAGGCGAAATCGGCTGTCTCTATCACTCGGCTTTTTCGATCACCGGAGACACCTCCCTGCTGGAGCATGTGACCGACAGCAGCGCCGCCCGCTACCAGGTGCGCCTGATAGAGCGCGGCTTCCTGACCTTCACGCTGTTCTGCTCTGAGCCTCCGGAGCCGCCCACCAGTCCGGGCTACTGGGGACGCTTGCGCGCCCGCTTCGCCCGCGACAACGCCACGCCTGAGCGGCATGCGCCCCTGCTGGTCAGCATTCCTGGCGTCACGCCTGGCTGGCTGCATCAGGTGGCCGTGCTGCTGCCTGCACACGCCGGCGAGTCGCTCGTCTGCGTTTCTGACAGCAACTTCGCGCACAACAACTGGATGACCTGGGAAGAGTTCCTGCCCAGTGTCTACGCCCGCGCCCACCGGATCGAGATGCTCGGCCCGTTGGACTTGGACGCCTACCCCGCAGCCACCCACGCCCCTGGAGGGACGCCATGAAGAAAAGAAACTTGCTGAACCTGACCGCCTGCCTGCTCGCTGGTGCACTGATCCCACGCGGCGATGGCACCCCCCCCGCTCCCGCCCCCGCCAACGATGGCCGCCTGACCGAGGAAGAGTGGAACACCCGCAACGCCGCCAAGCATGCCCAGAGCACCCACGGTGACCTGATCAAACAGGTGACCACGCTGGAACGCGAGAACGCCCGACTGAAGGAAGTGCAGGTGCCACGCGGAGGCCGCGCCCTGACCACCGAGGAAGCCGCCGCCTACGACGCCTATGTGGCGCTGGGCAAGCCGGACGAGCTGAAGACCAAGGTGGAACAGGGCGAGAAAGACGGCGCGGAGCTGGTGGGCGTTCGCACCCAGAAGTCTCTTGACGACGCGGCCCGCGACGCCGGTTACAAGCCCAGCGTGCTGGCAGACCGCGTGAAGGCTGCCGGGCTGACCGTGCTGCCCAGTCGGGAGGTAGAGCGCGACGGCAAGAAGGTCATGGTGCCGTTCGTCAAGGACGCCAGCGGCGCAGAGCATGAGCTGCCCGCCTACGCCACCCAGCACTGGGGCGACTACCTGCCAGCGCTGACCTCTGCCGCCAGTTCCACCACTACCACCACCACCGGCGCGGAGGTGGGCGGCAAACAGGACAGCGCCGCCTCCGGTTCCGGCGGAGGCACGGGCGGAAGCTGGGTGCAGCAGGCGCTGGCGAAATCCACCACAGGAGGTGCGGCCTACGTAGACCCGCTGCAAGCCCAGAAACCAGCGGCGAACTGAGCGCGGCCCAGCGGACACCCCACCCTCTTCTTCCTCAGCGGCCCGAGGCCCTGAAAGGACACACCGTGAAGAAAACTTTTCTGATCATGACGGCCCTACTGATCGGCGGGGCCGCCGCCATTCGGGGCGAGAAGCGCAGCCTCAGCATGCCGCAGTGGATCGCGGACTACAGCAGCCTTGACCTGCACGGGGCGGGCGCACCCATCAACTGGGCCGCCTTCACCGACGCCAAGTTCGGCACAGCAGGCCGCCGCTTCGTGCCCAGCGGCACCACCGTCAGCCTGGTTGCGGGCAAGATCGTGCCCGCCGACGGCACCGCCGACACCCTGCTGATGATGAGCGACGCGCGCGAGGACAGCCCGGCGGACAGCATCAGCGGCTACGGCCTGGTCACGGCGGGGAACGTCTACGAGGCGCAGCTTCCTGACTCCACCGGTGCGCCCGCCGTGCTGGCCACGCCCGTCCGCACGAAGGCCGCCCGCTTCTACTTCCAGTAGTTCAAGTCCCGTACTGCTCGAAAGAATCGAAGTAAGTCGGTGGACCGTCCAACGCACAGTGGATGTCAATCAGGTCAGGCCCATCCAGACTCTTGATCGCCCGCCCTGCGCGGATGTTCATATGCACGATCCCCTCCTGGTCCTGTCCATCCAGGGTCCAAGGGCCGACATAGAAGAGGAACGCGGTTGGCACTAGCAGGCGCGTTCTCAGCCGCAGCGTGCATTGACCAGTTGTTTCGTCCGCACTCTTCAACGCGGCCACACCCTCTCCCCAGTGGGCCTTCATTTCTGCTGGCGTTCCCGTATAAATCACAGCTCTTCCAATCGACATGACGCATGTTCGCATGCGCCAAAGGAGACCCATGAAGCACACCCGTATGCATGCGTTTGCCGCGTCGCTGATCGCCTCGGCGCTCGGCCCGGTGGGCGACGCGCTGACCGTCCAGACCATCCTCAACACCATGACCCCGCAGGACTTCTTCGCCCTGGCCAACCAGCCCGTGCCGGAGAGCGAGTACGTTCTCGCCAGCGTCCTGCCGGATGAAGCCCGCGCCACCTACGAGGCCAAGAGCGGTTCCTTCAAGGTCATCACCACCCCCGCAGGCGAGACCGGCATGGACAGCCCGTACGTCCCGGTGGGCGGTATCGAGCTGAATGCCTTCTCGAACCCGATTGCGAAGTGGACGGCCACCACGCTGATGACCGAGGAAATGCAGCGCGAGTTGCAGCAGATGGTCATCAACATCCGCGCGGGCGTGATCACGGGCAACGGCCTGGATTACATCCGCAACTTCATCGTGAACTGGCTGCAAAAGGTCATCCGTCAGTCGTTCACGGACCGCTACGAGCTGATGCGGGCCGAGGTGCTGACCACCGGCATGCTGGCCCTGCGCGGCGGGACGGTGGACTACCTGCTGCCTGCCCAGAACAAGTTCGCCAAGCGCACCGGCTTGCAAGCCTACGGCGGCGGCGAAAGCAAGCTGTGGGCGGACATGCGCGCCGCCGATGCCATCGTGGGCAGCACCCGCGCCCGCATCATGAGCATGAACATGCTGGACCGGATCATTGACAGCGCGGCGGACCGCGTGGCCGTCACGAGCGAGGTGACCAGCGCGGGCGGCAACATCAAGACCGTGACCATGCGCCGCCTGATTGGGGCCAACCAGACCCTGAGTACGGATGCCCGCGAGGGCTACACCCTGATCGGGTACCGCCGCACCGTGACCATCAAGGTGGGCAAGGGTTACGCGCAGCAGCAGGTCATCCCGGACGGCAAGATCGCCGTGATCGGCAGCAACGACGTGATGGTCACCATGACGGACGGCACCGTGAACACCCGTCCTGGCCTGGGCCGCACGCACATCGGCCCCACGGTGGAAGGCGATGGCCGTCCTGGGATCTGGCTGAACACCTACACCCCGCAGGGCCGCCCGATGCACGCGGTGGCGGAGGGGGCCAGCAACGGCCTGATCGTGCTGGACGCGCCGGAACGTCTGGTGATTCTCGACAGCGACCTGACCTAAGCCCTGGCCCGCGCGTTGACGTGGGCCTTGGGTTCCGCCCTCCCTTAGAGGTGTTTCCCCATGAAGATGATCAAAGTTGAACGGATGCCGCAGACCGTGCATTACAGCGGCAAAACGTACGGCCCTTCCGAGAAGCCGCTCAGCATTCCCGAGGAACTTGCGGCGGCGCTGGGCCTGACGCCAGTGGACGGCGCGTTCAGTCCCGCAGTCACTGCGGAAGTGGACCATGAGGAGCTGGAAGCCTCCCGCACGCTGGCCAAGCAGGCCACGGAAAAACTGGACCGGCTGCTGGGTCAGCTCGCCCCTCTGGCAGAAGAAGGCGAGATGCCCGATCAGGTGCTGGCACGGGTGGTGGGCGAACGCAGCCACTTTGACCAGTTGCTGAAAGCCACGGCTGACGAGGTGCTGAAGCGCGGTGACTTCCTACGCGTTCCTCGGGGCGACGATAAGCATCCCGGCGGGATGGATGTGCGCCAGGCTGTGGCTGCTGGGTTCGATGACCTGAAGGGCGAAGCTGATGCCCTTCGCCAGGAGCTGGCGGTTCAGAAAGGCCGAATCGATGAGGAGCGTCAGGGTGGGCTGGCCAGAATTGCCGATCTGGAAGCCGAACGCGACACCCTGACCTCTCAGCTCACCGCCGCCCAGGCCCGCCCCGTGCTGCCTGCCGACGCCCGTGATCGGCTGATCAAGGTCAAGGGGATCAGCGACGCCCTGGCGGACCTGGCCCTGGACGCCCTGAAGGCCGAGTCGGAACAGCCCCAGGGCGAGTAAGCCATGCAGGCCGACGAGCTGGCCCGCGTCCGCTTCCACGTCCGCCCCGATGCCTGGACCGCCTGGCTGCTGCTGGTCCCTGAACCCGCAGACCAGACCGCCCAGCTTGACCAGGCCCTGGACGTGGAGGGTGACCTCCGGGGCGTGGCCGCATACCTGCTGGAAACGGTCTGCGCTCAGGCGCATTTTCAGGCGGCCACCGCTCCAGCAGCAGCTACCCAGATCAAGGTGGGCAAGATTGAACTGAAGCGCGCACAGGGCAGCAGCGCGGCGGCTGTTCAGGGTGACGACTGGTGCAGCAGGGCAGCCACGCTTCGGGGACAGCTCGCCGAGGGTGCGCGGCTTGCCCGGCGACAGGGTTCCATGTCTATCCCTGTGGAGGTGTCGTTTTGAGCCTGCTGACTGATTTCCAGGTGCTGGCCCGTCCAGAGCTGGACTTCATCTTCTCCGAGCTGGGCCAGACCGTGACGCTGTACGCGCAGCAGGAAGCGGTCAGCACGGGCCAGCCGGGGCAGGAGCCGCCGGAGTATGACGAGAACGGCGAACTGATCACGCCGCCCGTCACGGACCCCACGCCGGACACGCCAGGGGCGGCTGAACTCGGGACATTCCCCTGCTACTTCGCTCAACTGGAGGTGCAGGACCGGGCCAAGTTGGCCGTGGGCGGCGATCTGAGCATCCCGCTTTGGGACGGCTACATTCACCACTCGGCTCCGCTGGCGACACCTGGGGTGCTGTTGGTGGTTCAAGGCGGTGAGATCGTCGCGCCGCTGCGTCTGCGCCCTCTGGCAGATGCCGAGGACATCGGCACGGTCAGGGTGGCCTGGAACGTGCTGGGACAGGCGCAAGAGGCGCTGAGGGGGCAGGATGAATCGACTCGTGATTGATCAGAGTCGGCTTCAGGCTGCGCTTGCTGCCCAGCTCGGGCCTGTGAGCGAGGCGATGGGGGAGACCGTGGCGGGCTTTCTCAAGGAGAAAATGAGCAAGTCGGGCAGCGGGATTCAGCATCCCGGCCTGCCCCGTCCCAGTTCGGCAGTGGGGGAATACCCCGCCATGCAGGACGGTGCGCTCGTCCGCTCTCTGGGTCACGAGGCTGTGAACGCCTTCCACCAGCGGGCCGGGGCGCTGAACAGCGTGGCCCCAGTGCCGCCTGAAGCCCATGCCCTTGAGTTCCCAGCTCCCCCTGGCTCTCCCATCAAGCGGACGGGACCGAAAGGTGCGCGTCCGTGGGCCTCGAAGGCCCTGACAGATACTGAGTTGCGCCAGCGTCTCGTGGAAGCTGTGAAGAAGCGCGGCGCGAGGTTCAGGTGACGCTAGACCAGCTCCTGACCAGTCTCGGCGTCGCCCTGGCCCGTGACGAGGCAGGCAACATCGCTTCCCACCTCATCCCCACACCCCAGCCCGCAGGTATCTATGCCGTGGTGACTGAGCAGGGGGAGAGCGAGACGGGCACCGGCTACGGCTACCAGGAGCGCACCCGTCTCGTGCTGGTGATGCTCTACGGGGCCAGCGGCAACATGTCCGGCAAACGCCAGCTCGACACCCTGATGGCGTGGTTCCGACGTCAGGCCAGTTCGGTGGACCGCTGGCCGGGACTGCGCGTGCAACGGGTGGAACTGGCCGACGCCACTCCGATCATGTTTGATGCCGAAACAAATTCCCATTACGCCGGGCAGCGCTTGAGCGTCACGTTCATTCAGAACACTGATCCAGCGCCCGTTTAATTCCATCAGCCTCTAGCCCCCGCCTCGGCGGGGCTTCCCTTTGGAGGGAACACCATGACCCTAATCTCGAAACTGCCCACTGTCATTCCTGTCGACGATACCCCCAAGACCTACAGCGGCACCGCCCTGCGGACCTTCCTGCTGGCACCGGGAGCCACTGTGCTGATCGTCGCGCTGGTGGTCACCAACACCGCCCTGGTCGCCAAGGACGCCACCACCATGCAGCTCAGCAGCGTCAGCGACGTCACCATCCCCGCTGGAACGGTCCTGACCTTCGGAACCACCGAAGTGACCGTCATGACTGAGGAGGAATTGACCAGCGTGGCCAGCGCCGTGACCATCGCTGCCGCCCCTGCTGAGATTGCCGCCAATGCCACCGCCGAGTACAGCAACCTGACCGAGGTGCCGGTGGCCGAGGAAAGCAACCCCAGCATCACCGACAGCGAGGAAACCATTCAGGTCCACGGGCGCTACACCCCGGTCCGCTCGGTGAACGGCAAGGACATGACGGCCACCATCCGCACCATTGCTGGGATCGGTGACCCCGTGGTCAAGCGGCTGACCACCAAGGGTTTTGAAATCAGCCCCAACAACGTGGAGCGCGTGGTCTGGCTGTACCCGGACGGGTTTGCCCTGCTGGCGACGGTCAATGTCGGTGCGCCCATGCGTCAGTCGGCCCCCGGCAACACCCAGCGGGCGCAGTTCACGGCCAACCTGTCGGGCAAGCTGGCCTGGACCGATGTCAATGAAACCACGCCTGTCTGGAACGTCGTCGGGTAACAGTTCTCCAACCTCCGAGGCCAGCCACTGTGCTGGCCTTTTTGCGGATGATGGCGGCGTCTTTGCAGGCGCTCCGGTTCGAGTCCGGAAGTCCGCTCTAAAACAATCTAGGAGGCCCTACCTTGTCCACCCATCCCCTGATCGTGCTGGGCGAGCGCGGCCATTCACCGCACGTCCTGCTGCTGGGTTGCACCGTTCACCCTGACCGCATCGAGGCCCGCGCCCACATCGTTCAGGCCCCGTTGAGGCGTGGGCGCACGCTGAGCAGGATGGCTGAGGGTCAAGCAGGCTGGACCGTGCCACGCGGCGGGCTGCGGGCAAGGGTCCCCCGGTTGGCTGAAGCGGGCGTCTACCTGCACACGCCGATCACCGTGATGCTAACGCGGCGGGGCAAGGCATGACCACGGCAGAGCAGCACCGCGCCCGCTCAGAGTCCATTGAGGCGTCCCTTGGAATCCCGAACACCGAGTTTTGTGACCGCTACGGCCCGTTGTCCATTCCCTATCTGGCTCCGAGCTGGCGCGAGATACGCATCGTGCAGGCGCTGTCGCAGATGGAACCCGCCGAACAGACTGGGGCCATCTACCTGCTGGTCCAGCGGCGGTTGCCTGAGCTGACCTATGACGAGTTCGAGGACCTGACCGGGCCGGACCACTTCCCCGCATGGTGGACTGCCACACAGCCGCCCAGATCAGGGGAGGCCGGGGGAGGAGATTTTTCGACTGGCCGAGCGCCCTCGCGGCCCTCGGCCTACTCCAGCCTGCTGTCCAGTGGTGGGACGCGCCATTAGACCGAATCAAGTACGCCCTGCACGCCCAGGCCGAGACCGAAGGGCGGCAGTGGCAGCGTCAGGTCTGGGGCGCGGCGCTGTCCTGGGGCGCAGAGGCCCCCAAGGACCTGAACACCCGCATCCTGCCCGACTACCGACGCAGGGACGGTGGAGAGACCCGGAAGGCCGTCGTGCCTTACCCAGTGCATGCCGAGGTGGCACAGGGGCTGGCCGAGGCCATGAAGGCGGGTCTGCTGACCGGCCCGGTCTGGACACGCTGGCCTGCTGCGCGGGATGGACGGCCACTGATTCAGGTCTGGGAGGGGATTGCGTTGACGGGAGGTTTGAAGTGACCTTATTTTGTGTTCCAAGACACCAAATAACTGCTATGAAATAGATCACACTTGGGGATGTTGCCCCCTCGGTTGTTCAGGAAGCACTTCCCGGTCCAGTCCTCCCCCGTCCCGAAAGTGGCCATGCTGACCCACACCCTTGTGGACGGCCCCCCACCTTCCCCAGCGCCCCAGCCGCCACGGCGTTCTACCCCTGTGGACATGGACGATCTGCTGCGAGCTCTGGGCGCTGATCTCTAGCCGCCCGGTCTTACTCCCAATCTTTCGCCGCCTCCGGGCGGCTTTTTCATTGCCGCCTTCAGGAGGTGACTGATCCATGACCACAGGCCATAGCGTTGGTTCCCTGTACGTCGACCTGCGTATCGATGATTCCAAACTTCAATCCGATCTGCTCAAGGCCCGCCAGTTCATCGAGCGGACCAATGGGATCAAGATCGAATTGGATACCGCTGGCGCTAAGACTGGACTGGACCGCGTGCGCGCTGACATAAAGGCATTGCAGGACCTGAGCGCCCGCGATGCCCAGACCCGTCAGCAGGCCGCCCGCATTCTGGGCAGCGAGTACCGCGCCCAAGCCGAGAGCATCCGCGTGGTAACGGGTGAGCAGAACAAGGCTGCCGCCGCCGCCCGCGCCCAGTCCGCCCAGGCCCGCCTCTCCGCGCAGCTCGCCGGACAGTCCGCCCGTGAACAGGCTGCTGCCATCCGCGCTGCTGCCGCTGCCCAGAATGAAGCGGGACGCGCCGCCCGCGCCGAACAGGCCGCCGCTAATGCTGCCCAGCGTGAGGGGATACAGCGCCTGAGAGAACGGGCGGCCACCGAGGTGCTGAATGCCCGCCTGCGCCGCGAGCTGGAAGTGCAGGCGTCTGTCGCCGCCCGCGAGGCGCTGCTCCAGGAGCGGCAGCGTCAGCAGGCCATCCGTGATGTCGTGCAGGGTCTGGACAACGAACAGCGCGCTATGCGGAATCTTTGGCAGGCGGGGCGCGTGGTGGCCCCGGAACTGGTGACCGGTCAGCAGAACATCCAGACCCGTGCCCTCGCCGCCGCTGCCGCTCTGGACCGCGAGAGCGACGCCTACCGCCGTCTGACGCAGGTGGCCGCTGCCGCTCAGCGCAGCATCGACAGCGCCAGCGGACGCAGCACACCGGGCGGCCTGTCTCACGGTGTGCTGACTGGCATCCAGAACAGCGGCCTGTTCAGCCAGATTGCTGGGCAGGCGGGATTGGGCAACGCTGCCATGAACCTGGGCATCGTGGCCGGAGCCTTCGGGACAGCGCGGGCTGCTGCTGCCGGGTTTGCTGGGACCACGAACACCGCCGCGACTGCTGTGGGGTTCCTCAGCGCGGGATTGGCCACTGTGGCCGTTGCGCTTGGCGGGGCGGTCATTGCCTTCGCTGCACTGGGCCGCACGGGCTTGCAAGAGATCCAGAAGACCCAGACTGGGCTGAACATCCTCCAGGCCAACGGTGTAGAAGACCTGGGGGCCATCGAGGAAGGCGTCAAGAGCCTCCAGAAGGCGCTGGGCGCGGTGGGTGGCAGCTTTGCCCGCTCTGACCTGACTCTCGCTCTGGCCGATACGGTCAAGGCAGGCGTGAGCGCGTCTGACGCCCTGACGCTGATGCAGTCCAGTGCCCGCCTCGCTGCTGCTGAACAGATCAACCTGAACGACGCCACCACGTTGCTGCTGAAGAACATCCGCCAGTACGGGATGAGCGTGGAGGACGCGGCCAAAGTCGGGGACATGCTGGCGAAAGCGGGCAACCTCGCCGCCGGGACCGCCAACGATCTGTCGGTGGGCCTGGGCATCGTGGCAGGGACGGGTAAGCAGGCAGGCATTGAGATGTATGACCTCCTGGGCATGCTCGTCGAGCTGGACAACAAGGGGATGAACGCCGCCGACGTGGGCGCGAACGGCCTGCGCGCCGCCATCGCTGCCCTCGGTGATCCGAGCAAGAAAGCAATGGGCATCCTGAAAGAACTGAAGATCGAGATCAATGACGTGAACGGCAAGGCGCGCCCTGCTGGCGACATCATGATTGACCTGGGCAAGAAAATGGCGGGCATGGGCATCGTGGCGGACAAGACCACGGGCCTGCTGTCCGGCAACGGTGAGGCGCTGCGTACCGTGTCGGGAATCATGGACAACCGTGCGGCGGCTGCCGTGATCAACCTGACGGGTGAGTGGCAGATGCTGGGGCAGGAGGTTCGCAGGTCCGATGGCGAGCTGGTCAACTACTCCAACACCATGCAGCAAGGTGTGGAGCCTGCGCTGACGAGCCTCAAGAATGCCTGGAAGGATTCGGGCGGCGCGTTTGCCAAGAGCTTTGCTGGACCGCTGGCCGGGTTCCTGAATGACACCCTAACGCCGATGGTCCAGAAACTGGGCGAGATGCTGGAAAAGATCGCGGCGGTCAAGTCGACAGGTGAGGTCAATCTGGCGGTGAAATTCACGCCGGGAGACAGCGCGACGGAACGCATCCTGAAGGTGCTGGGCCTGCCGTTCGCGGCGGGGGCGTCGGTTGCGCAGGTGGGGAACGTCGCCATGCTGAGCGACGCCCTGGTGCGCGGCGGGGTTCTGAAAGAGTCCACCAACCCGAAAGAAGCCATTGCCCAGATGAAGGAGGTCAGCGACAATTACGAGTTTTATCTGAAGAAGGCCATCGAGCTGGACGCTGAGTTCGTCGCCAAGATGGAGGCGAATTACGCCAAGTCGGGGGGGCAGCTTCTGCCCCCAGCGCAACCTACTGGCCCCAACGTCCTGAACGGTGCCGGTCCCTTGCTGCCCGGCCAGCAGCGCGCCACGCAGGAACAGGCGGGCGCATTTGCCTACGGCGTGATCCAGAACCTGGGCGAGATCTTCAAGCGTGACCCGCGCGTAGCCTCCGACTGCGCGATCATCGCCTACGAAATCCTCAAGAACATTGGGGCCAAGATCAAGGGCACAGCAGTCGAAAACGCCTGGGTGCCAACGCTGGAGAAGAACGCGAAAGACAGCGGCTTTACGCAGGTCAAGAACATGGCCGATGTGAAGCCGGGTGATCTGGTCATTTTCAAGGGTGGTGGCATCAACCCCAACGGAAGCGGGATGCACGCAGAGGTGGCCACCGGCTACAAGAACGGGCAACTCATGCTGACGGGCAACCCCGGCACCCTGGCGGACGGCAGGACGGACGGCATCACCCGCACCCGCGCCATCGGCAGCGACGCCAAATACGCCACCTACTACCGCGCGCCGGACAGCCCATATGCAACAGGGGCCATCCCACCCGGCATCAACACCTCTGCCACAGCCAAAGCCGCCTCCACCAAGAAATCTGGCGAAGCCCTCCTGACCGAAGCCCGCCGCATCCTGGCTGCGATTGACAAAGCCGATAAGGCTAAAGACGTTGACGGCGGCGCGATCGCTGAACGGGTTCTCAAAGCATTTGAGGCCAGTGGTGATAGACCAGCCCGCGCGCTGAAGATCGTGCGTGACGAGCTGGGCAAGACCAATAAGACCGTCTCCCAGTTTGGCAAGACGTATGACGGGCTGAAAGACAAGATGGGTAATTCGGAGTCCTATTTCAAGCTCAGCGAGGATGCTGCTGCCTACGCTTCCACCCTGGAAGACATTTCCAAGAACGCCCAGAAGGCCGCCAAATCCGAGAAGGACAAGGCGAAGTCTGACGCCCTGCTGGCCCTGGCCGGGGACGCCGCCAGCAAGGCACGCCAGCAGCGAGAGGCCATCCAGAGGGAGAAGGACAAGAAGCCTGAACTCACGCCCCTCCAGCAAGAACAGGCGGGGGAAGTGCGGCGGCTGGCGGCGCTGGCACAGGAAAAGGCCCTCCGTGCCCGGACCACAGGACAGCTCAGCGACATCATCAAGGGTGGCGTGCAGAAAGAGGGAGACTCGGGGCGCATTGCAGGCGCAGAGGCTGAACTGAAGCGCCGCGCCGATCTGAACACCGAGGCAGGTAAACAGGCCAGGAAGGCTCTGGAAGACAACGCTGCGCTGATCGGCAAACTGGCCGAGGAAACGGCGAAGGCCGCCGTAGCCCGTGATAAAGAGCAGAAAGCGCTCCGCGCCAAATACGCCGCCGAGCGCCGCAATCTGGACGTGCAGGAGGCGAGCGCCACCCTGACCCGCACCCAGGAACTGAACCGCCAGGAGCTGGCCGATTTCAAGGGCACGGCAGCCCAGAAGGTCACCCTGCTCAAGCGTCAGGCGAAAGACGAATTCAACGCGACGGAGCAGGCGGCGAGAGCCACCCGCGACAAGGCAGTGCGCGAGGCCGAGAACGACATCACCAACCCGAACAAGCAGCGCAACATCGACGGGGCAAATCAGGCATACAAAGACGCGGTATCTAAAGCGCAGAACATTCAGGCCAACGCCGGCACCCAGGCCCTGGAAGACCAGAGCAAGGCCATCCAGACGGCCCGCGACGGCTATTCCAAACTGGCTCAGACCATGCGCGAGAAGATCGCCGCCGGCAAGGTGGAACTGTCAGATCTGACCGACTACCGCGTCGGCATGGATCAGGCCACAGTGGCTGCCGAGAAGGGCGGCCTGGCCCAGACCAAATACATCAAAGGTGCGCGACAGAGTGCTGAAGCCCTGTATCAGGCTGGGATCGATGCCCAGATCGCGGCGGGCATGTTCGCAGACCTGGGCGATGGGCAGTCCAGAGCCGCAGAGGCAGGCAAGAGTTACGCCGTCAGCCTGGAGGATGCCATTGCTGCCATGCCAGGAACCCTGGAAGGCAACGCCGAATACCTGAAGCTCTTGCAGGACATGGCGAAGGCCGGGCAGGTGGCGGGCGGTACGGTGGCCCACATCTCGGACCTGATGCGGGATCAGGCCATCGACGCCGAGATTGCTGCCGGTGCCTACGCTGACGTGGCGGACTCCTATGATCGGGCGGCACGGGCGGCGGGCAAGTACGTGGCCACCCAGCAGGACGCCATAGACCAGATTCCCGGCAGCACCGAGGCAAACGCCGCTTATCTGAAGGTGTTGCAGGATCTGGAAGACGCGGGCAAGCTGGCCGCTGGCACCGTGGCGGCAGTTTCCCAGGCCATGCGCGATCAGCAGACCGCCGCCGATACCACCGCTGCCCAGATGGAACGCCTCACCACTCAAGCAGGCAAGACCGCAGACCAGTACATCGAACTCGGGGACACCGAGGGGGCCATGCGGACCTTGCAAACCGCCCTGGACGCTGCAATGGACGCGGCCATGCGCGGGGAGGACGCCGCTGACGCCATCGCAGCCCTGATTGACCGGATCAACGAACTGGCCGGGACCACTGGCCTAAGCGACGGATTCAATGCCTTCGTCTCCGGACTGGGCGGCACCATCGAGGAGCAGATCAGTGCCGTGGTGGATCAGATCGAACGCGTGACGGACCCGGCCATGCTGGGCAAGCTCAAGACGTTCCTCGCAGACCTGCGGGCCGGGGTCAGTGGGTATGAGGACCCCAGCAAGGCGGGCTATACGCCGGGCAGCAACGGCGGCGGTTTCACGAACGGCCAGCCAGGAGGGGCGGTCACAGCGGGAGCCATCGCCAGCGCGCGGGATCTGACCGGCGCGCTCAAGGGAGGGTTCAAGGACAACGGCAGTGGCGGGGTAGAGCTGGATCTGCCCAGTTTGCAGGCCAGTATTTCTCAGGCCACGGATCTGCTGGCTTCCGAGGTGGGCCAGGCGCTGCCCGAGGCCACCCGCAAGGGATTGCAGGACGGGATCGCAGACGCCCAGGCGTTCGTCGACCTGGCGTCCAACATCGGGGACGCGGTGCAGGATGGGGTCAGCCGGACCCTGAACGTGCCTGCCGCGCCGGACAACGAATTCACCAAGTGGGCCGACACCATCTTCGGGCTGGGCAGCGAGGGCCTGAGCGATCCCACCACCCTGAACGCGCTGACCGAATCACTGGATACGGCCCGGAAGGCGGGGCGGCTCACCGAGGATGACCTTCAGAACCTGCTGAACCTGATCCGGGAATTCGGAACAGAACCCGACATCAAGCTCAGCGAGAAGCTTGACCTGAAAGACATGCAGGACGGCATCAAGCAGCTTACCGAGGATTTCGATTCCGGGAAGATTACGGCCCCGGAGTTCGTGCAGGGGCTTCAGCAGGCAGGAACAGAGCTGGAGGGGTTTGCGCAGGCCGCCCGTGAGGCGGGGAATCCCGTGCTGGCCCGGCAGTTCGACGAACTGGCCGCCAGTCTGCGGGCCATGAGTCCTGCCATCGCTAAGGCGCTCCAGGCCATCGGCAAGTTCCAGGAGTACGCCGGTTATGTCCAGCAGCTCGCTGGGGCCTTCGCTGCCCTCGACGATGGGACGAGCGGCACCGACATCATCGCCAACATTACGGGCATCGGGAATGCCGCCGGGAAGCTGGTGGACCTCGCGGGTGACGTAAGCAAGATCCTGCTCAATCCCGCCGACATCGGAGCCTGGGTGGGAGCCATCACGAAGGTGGCCAGCTCTGTGGCCGACGCCATCGCCGGATTCAAAAAGGCCCAGGCGGAAGTCAAGAAACTCAAGGAGGATTTCCAGAAGGACAACCCCCTCCTGAACGGTGCGGATTACCAGAAGACCTTCACCCGCAGTCGCGGTTTCTTCGCCGACGTGTTCGGCGGTGGCCCGGAAGTGGTCAACCAGATCGACGAGCTGGGCCTGAATTTCGCCAAGACCATGCAGTCTGCCTTCACCGACGGCATTAAGGGCGGATTGAAGGACGCGATCATGAACAACGACTTCTCGAAGTTCAAGGACAAGCTGCACGAAACGGTCTTCGACGGCATGCTGGGCGGGACCATCGATCTATTCCTGAACGAGGAGCTGCTGAAGAACATCATCGCCCCGGCGATCAAGGCGTGGTCTGATGCCCTGAAAACGCCGGACCTCGCAGACGATGCCGCCGCACTGGCTGGAATCGACAGCGCCATCAATCAGGTGGACGGGCTGGCCAGCAAGTTCTACAACGATGTGGCCCCGAAGTTCCAGGCCATCGCCAGCCAGTACGGCATCGGGCCGCAGGAAACGCGTGGGGTGGACACCAGCAATCTCAGCACCCTGCCGGAGCCGATCCAGTTCGCGCTGGCGACTCCACTGCTGGAGGGCGTGCGGGGGTTGAAAGAGGCGGCAGACATCTTCCGGGGGTCTGCCGCCAGTCTCGACGAAACATTCAAGCGGGGCCTGGAAGTGCGCGTGACTGGCAGCGCACAGGGCACCGGCTACGTCAGCACCACCGGCGCTCTCTAAGGGAGGTGAACAATGGGCTTAACAGACGAATATCGACTGGAGGTGCTTTCCCCGGAGGGCACCTTCAAGCATTTTCGGGAGCTGGGCGGCGTGAATGAGCTGCGTCTGGACGGTGGCCCTCGCCGCATGGAAGTGCGGGGGAACGGGGACTGCCGGGAGGGGACGTTCGAGGGCGATCCAGTGACCCTGGGCATCGGCCCACGCGACATCGTGTCGGTGCAGTACAGGACTGGGCCGCAAGGCGTCTGGCGCAACCGCTACGCCGGAGTCGCCTTGGTGTCCGGCAGCGCGGACAGCGAGATCGGGCGCTACAAACTCCAGGGGTTCCGCATGAAACGCCTGACCGAGCTGGAAGTGCGCGGCACCCTGCCGGAGATGGACCTGGGCGCGCAGGTGCGCGAGCTGTTCAATCAGCTCAACGCCTCCGGGCAACTGGGCCTCGACGGGCAGATCGGGCCGCTCCTGATCCGGCCCGACGAACCGGGCATCCCAGATCTCGGCATCACCTCCGCCGCCATCGACGGCAACTTCTGGAGCGTGGCCAAGCTAATCGACGAACGGCTAAAAGGCAGAAGCCGCCGCAGCCAGACTTACCTGAACGCGGACGGCAGCACCGAGAACCGGGACGAGAACCCCGACTGGGGCGTGAACGCTGATCGCCGCCCCGTGTTCGGGTATCCGGCTGGGCTGCTGGAAGTGGACGAGGCCGATGAGGGCGTGGAGATTGACGGCCTGGACGTGGACAGCACCGCGCTGGTGACCGACGTGCGCCTGATCTGGGCGCGGACCTTGCAGGCCGGGGCGGTTTCCAGTCTGCTGAACACGGCGGCCAACCCGCGTGATTTCGTGGAAGTCGCCGAGAACCTGAGCAAGGCTGGCCCGCTAACCCGCGAGGTGTCGGTGGCCCCGCGCACCTACGGGCAGGCGTGGCGCAGCGTGGGCGTGCCTGCAAATGCTGAACTCTTCGTGGGCGTGGAGGCCACCACCGTCACCGTGAGCATTGCCGTCGCCATCTACGCGGACGGGACAACGCCAGAGCAACCCACCGTGACCGGGGACAGCGCCGTCCTATCCGACGGCCTTCCGGGCACGGCCATTGAAATCAGCGCTCCCCCAGGCGCAGCGGGGCTGGTATACAGCCTGGAACTGGACCACCTCGACAGTGCGCCACTGCCGGATGGAGTAGCGCTGATCGTGGATGGGGGGGCGGTCAGGACAGTGACCGTGGCAGGGCGTTCGGGGGACGCAGGGGACAACGTGTCCATCAGGATTGACCGCCCGGCCCTGGGCAACGGCCTCGCACTGTTTCCAGACTGGCTGCGCGGGCGACTGGCAGGCCGCTGGAACACCTCCAAGCGTCTGATCTTCCGGGTGGAACACGCCAACCCGAATATGCCGCTGCGGATCAGCGCTGCCGCCCTCATCTATGCCGATCCTGACCTGATGCTGGCCGTGGCTGGACCGCTGGCCCGGCTGCCGATCCAGAACCCGGTGACGGTGCGCCTGCCCGGCTGGGAGACGGACCCGGCTCCGAAAGTGCGGATCACGCGGCGCAGCCTGTCTGGCGCAGTCACGTTGGTGCGGGAGTTGCCAGTGGACCTGATCGTCTATGACGTGGACGAGGACGGCGAACTGTACACGGAGGTGAGATGTGGGCAGAGCGATGACGCTGAGAAGCTGTCCTTTGCCACGGCGATCACCTCCAAAGACCAGGCCGCCACGCTGGACGCTGTGAGGGCCGTATGA